CGCTTCAAAAACTCTCCGATCGGTGGAAATCAGTCCAAATCGGTGCAAAACGGACATACTACAATTCGCATTGATGCAGACTCACCGTTTATCAGTCCAGATCAGTCGGGGGCTAATTGAAAAAGGCACGTAAGGGCAGCACGAAGCCACGATTACAGAACGTACCGCTTAAAGGCGCATCTAGGATTGATGAAGTAAAGAAATTCCTAGCCGATTGCAAACTAGAGCTGTTGCCGTGGCAAGAGTACGTGCTAACTGACTTACTTAAGGTTGATAAGGCTGGCAAGTGGCGGCGTAAGACCAATTTGCTGCTAGTAGCCCGGCAGAACGGTAAAACCCACCTAGCGCGCATCCGCATCCTTGCAGGGTTGTTTATTTTTGGTGAAATGAATATAGTTGCAATGTCATCGAATCGCGGCATGGCACTTGACACCTTTCGCAAGGTCGTGGACGTGATTGAGGACAACCCGCACCTTATGGCGCAGGTCAGGCAGATTCGCGTTGCCAATGGGCAGGAATCCGTTGAGCTTCTATCGGGAGCAAGATACGAAATAGTCGCGGCTACAAGAGATGGCAGCCGTGGTAAGACCGCGGATCTGCTTTACATAGACGAATTACGTGAGATTGATGAAGATTCGTGGACTGCGGCTAAGCCAATTACGCGCGCCCGTCCTAATAGTCAGATATTTATGACATCCAACGCCGGTGATGCGTTCTCAAGCGTGTTGAACGACCTACGCAGCCGTGCTTTGTCTTATCCACCTGCCAGCCTAGGGTTTTGGGAATATTCGGCAGATGACTTTGCCAAGATCACCGACAAGGATGCGTGGTATCAAGCCAATCCAGCTTTAGGTTATTTGATTGATGAAGAAACCATCGCCGAAGCCATTGCGACATCTAGCGTGGAAGCAAGCCGTACCGAAACCTTATGCCAATGGGTTTCAGCCCTGAAATCGCCATGGCCCTATCGTGCATTTGAAGATTTAACGGTGCAGGATCTGAAAATTGAGCCGGGAACTGCGACCATATTTGGAATGGACATTTCAGTCAATAAAAAGATGGCAAGCCTTGTGGCAGGGCAAATCCGAGAAGATGGCAAAATTGCCGTTGGGGTTATTGCCCAATTTGAAAGCCAAGTTGCTATTGATGAACTCAAAATGGCAATAGAAGTAAATGAATGGGCTAACAAATACCGCCCACGAATGATTTGCTTTGATAAATACTCAAGCATGAGCGTAGCTGAGCGTTTAGCCCAATCTGGACACAAAATTCAAGATATGTCAGGAACGGTGTTTTACCAAGCGTGTTCGGATCTATATGATTCGCTGGTGAACGCGCGTATCGTTCACATCGGACAGAGTAGTTTGGTGGACTCCATGAATAACTGCGCCGCTAAAGAAACCGATGCGGGTTGGCGAATCGTTAGGCGAAAGTCAGCCGGGGACGTATCGGCAGCAATTAGTTTGGCTATGGTTGTCCACCAGCTGCTTAAGCCACAAAGCAAGCCACAAATCATTGTGTAAAATGTCGGGAATGTCCGATTTGTATGCTAACATATAGCGATGGGTCTTTTTGATCGTTTTCGCCCTACGAAAATTGAGGCGCAACTCAATCCGCCATTGATGACGGATTCGTTTAACTATTTTCTCCCTATTGCAGTAACCGCCGTAGGTCGCGAAGAAGCAATCAGCGTACCAAGCGTTGCAAGGTGCAGAAACCTTTTGTCTGGAACGATCGCCACATTTCCCATGGAACTTTACAAAAAGTCTACCGGTGAAAAACTTGGTAAACCATTATGGTTGGAACAACCCGCAGCAGCTCAACCACGATCAGTAACAATTGCGTGGACTGTTGATTCATTGTTGTTTTATGGCGTTGCATATTGGCGCGTCACCGAAGTTTATTTTGATGACGGTCGCCCTGCGCGTTTTGAATGGATTGCGCCGGGTCGCGTTTCCTTTGATACCGATCCTGTAAGCGAATACATCACACGTTATTACGTTGATGGCAAACAAGTTCCAAATACAGGTCTTGGCTCACTCATTACATTCCAAGGATTAGATGAAGGCGTGTTAGCTCGCGGCGCTCGTACTTTGCGCGCGGCAATCGATTTAGATAAAGCAACCAGCGTTGCAACTGCAACACCAATGCCTTCTGGTGTAATCAAAAACTCAGGTGCAGATCTTAGCAAGGAAGAAGTTGACGCGATCCTTGCAGCATGGAAGTCGGCGCGAACACAGCGTTCAACAGCTTACTTAACAAGCACGTTAGATTACGTGCCGACATCTTTTAGCCCAAAAGACATGGGATATGTTGACTTGATACAAAACATGTCAACCCAAGTTGCACGTTTAATGAACGTCCCTGCTTATTACATCTCAGCAGATATGAATAACAGCATGACCTACGCCAACGTTCAAGATGAACGCCGTCAGTTTGTTTCTCTATCGCTTGCTCCATATATTCACGCCATCGAAGATCGTCTGAGTATGGATGACATTACAGCGCGTGGAAATATTGTAAAATTTGATGTCGAGGATGCTTTCTTGGCTGTTAATGCCTTGGAGCGTTTAGCCGTCATTGAAAAGATGCTTGCCCTTGGTTTAATTACCGTTGAACAAGCAATGGAAATGGAAAACCTATCACCGAACGGAAACACAGATGCACCTAACATTCTCTAGCGATATTGAGTGCTCAATAAGTGAGCGCACAATCAGCGGAAAGATTGTGCCATTTGGCGGCGAGATTGGGCATACGTCAGCCGGTAAAGTAATATTTGAAAAAGGATCAATTGAGATTCCAGAAAGCCCTAAGCCAAAACTATTACTTGAGCATGATCCAAAAAAGCCAATTGGTCGCCTTGTAAGTTATTCCGAAAAGGAAGATGGCATCTACGCAACTTTTAAGGTTTCAAATACAACCCGTGGAAATGATGCACTCATTGAAGCATCAGAACAATTACGCAGCGGCTTGTCCGTTGGCGTAGAAGTTGTAGATGGCAAGCGCGATGGTGAAGTTTATCGCGTACTATCAAGCAAAATGATGGAAACGAGTCTTGTTCAAGCTGCCGCGTTTAAGAGCGCGGAAGTGTTGAGCGTTGCTGCATCGGAAGAAGATGAAGCAAAAGAAACAACAACCCAAAACGAAAGCGAGGCAGTCGTGGAGAACACTCCAGACACCGCAACCGTTGAGCCTGTGGTCGAAACCCCTGCGGTAGAGGCTGCTCGCCCAACTGTTAGCGCACCGATTTACACCAAGCCACGCCTAGAGTTTACAAAGGCTAAGTACCTTGAAAACACTCTACGCGCGAAGTTCCTTGGTGACGAAGATGCTGCAATGTACGTCCGTGCAGCAGACAACGAAACAACAACAGCACCGGGCATGATTCCTACCCGTCAGCTAACAGAGGTTGTAAACCCTTTGTCAAACGCTGATCGTGGAGTGATTGATGCGATTTCACGCGGTACTTTGCCAGATGCAGGTATGACTTTTGAAATTCCAAAAATCACCGCTGTTCCAACTGTTGACCAAATCAATGAAGATCAAGCTATTGCTGACACACAGCTTACAGCTTCTTACATCACCGTAAACGTCAAGCCATTTAAGGGACGTTCAATCACAACCGTAGAACTCATTGAGCGTTCATCACCAACATTCTTTGATGAACTCGTCCGTCAAATGGAGTTCGCATACGCTAAAGAAACAGATTCTTACGTGGCAACTGCAATCCAAGCAGCAGGAACACTTAACGCAACTGCAAAGGCAAACAGCGCAACAGGCTTGCTTGAATACCTTGCTTCGGGTGCTGCCGCTGTTTACACAGCATCACTTGGCTTTGCTCGCAACCTTCTTGTTACCCCTGAACAATGGGCTAACATCATGAGCTACAACGATTCAGGTCGCCCAATATACAACGCAGCAAACCCACAAAACGCAGGTGGCGCAGTTGGACCACAAAGCCTTCGTGGAACCGTTGCAGGTCTTGACCTTTACGTATCACGTAACTTTACTGGTACAGGTGGAGATGGAACTGCTGATTACTCAATGGCAGTTGTCAATCCTGATTCCTACACATGGTACGAATCACCACGCTTCCAGCTTCGCACCAACGTCAACAGCGATGGAACAGTCGATCTCGGCTACTATGGCTTTGGCGCTTTGGCAACCAAGGTTGCTGCCGGTGTCAACTGGTTCAACAAGTCCTGATCTAACTAACTAGATCGTTTGAGTTACCCCGGCGCACAGCCCTTGCGTCGGGGCTAACATAGGAAAGGAAAGACAATGCCAGCAACATACGTAACAGAAGCCGAACTGCGCAGCGCACTAGGCATCGGTTCGTTATACACGTCTGCTGTCGTTGAAGAAGTATGTCAAGCTGCGGAAAACGTAGTCAAAGAAAAATTATGGTTTAACAACCAGCCCGTAGTGGCTTTACAAGGTTTTGGCTCATACGGCAAAGTTTATTTACCAACCACAGCCGATCAATTTTATGTTGGACAAACTGTTACAGTAGAAAATGTTAGAGCGCATTTCAACGGCTCCAAAACGCTTACAGCGGTAAACGGGGAATCAGTTACGTTTGATCTCAATCAACCCGTGACAGAACCATTTCACCAAGTAGTGCCATACGGACGGATTTTTGCAACGCAAGCAGTAGATTACGCTACGTTGCCAGAAGTTAATCAAGCAACCCTTATGGTTGCAGTCGATATATGGCAAGCTCGCCAAGCATCCAACGCTGGCGGTATTTCACCTGATTTTCAACCATCACCGTATCGCATGGGTAATACCCTTATGGCTCGCGTTCGAGGCTTGCTTGCGGATCATCTAGCA